ATTTCGGTACCTCTACCACCTTCACGTCTTGGTAACCAAAAATCTTCGAGCATAGACATATGTTTACGATCATCTCGTATCTCACCAGTCTTTGCGTCATATACAAGCTTGTTACGATACTTAGCCATAATGTCTTTCATATATTGTTCTGACTTACCACGCGGTAAGTTACCAACATCAATATAGAAAATACGACGTTCTGGTGCACGAGCCAAACGATAAATTACCAATGCATCTTCCATCATACGAAGTTGATTGATTGGCTTTAACGCTTTATGTAGGAATGAAATAATTTTTCTACGATCTTCTGAAAGCAGACCTGATGTCACATAGCTGACAGAGTCAGGTGTCATCTTTACACCACTTGTAGAAGAACCAGGTTTTTCTTGAAAAATAAAGAACTCTTCTGTTTTCTCAATAATATCTGCACCAGTCTTTGGATCTTTTTTCTTCTTAACCTTTTTGACCTTGCGCATTTTTGCTGCATCAATAGGTCTAATTTCAACAACACCTTCTTTAGGATTTGCTTCATTAAGCACAAGATGATGATACATTCTACCGTCAATATACCAACGGCGGAAAATGTCATGACCTAGCTCTTTAAAGTTAAGCATACCATAAATATTATCGAATTCTTCTTTAATTACTTTCTTAATTCTATCAGGAGCTTCAACATCTTCCATGTTAATATCAAGAGTTTGTTCTAATTCAGATCCTGTAATAGATTCATTTACAATATCTTCAATAGCCATGTCAACTTCTGGATGCATCGCATTACCACGATACTTCATAATGAGTTGATAGTTGTCTTTTGAATCGTCATCACCAAGATTGAGATACTGACCATAGTGGGAACCGGATGCGGTTGCGTAACTACCACCTTCGTCATCTCGTGGCGGAACTATTGAAGGAGCTTTATCTTCTTCCTTCTTTTTGGCGCGTTTAATTTCAAAGCCAAATAATTTAATGCCGTCTTGTCCAGATTGTTCTGCCATATTAAAATCCTTAAACTAGAAATAGGAGCCGAGAGAACCCGGCTCCTTACTATTTATTTAGTCTGTAGTGTTAGACTCAAAGTACTGATATGCCCAAGTACAAGTGAATCTTTCAATATTATCATTGTCAGCATATGATAGCGCAATTTCTGACAAGTCTTGAGGATATGCACCACGGAAGGTGTAAGTCTTTAAGACGTCTCCGTTACGATCAAGTTGATCAACTTTAAGATCTGCTTCGTATGCAATTGGCGTGGTCAGACCTGTATTTGCAGAATGTGCATTAATACCATTCATCCAACGCTCAATTGAATCTCGAATTGCAAAATCAGTATCGTTAATGATAGTAGTTGTCCATTCAGCAAATGTACGATCACCAGCCATCTTTAGGATTCTTCCACGGAAGAATACTGGAATGATACCGAAGGTTGACCCTGGCAATGCAGCTGCTTCCACCAAGAACGATGTAAGTTCTGCATCTCCATTTGCAAATCCGGGATAGTTAATTGTTACTTTAAAGAGGTTAGGACGAGCACCGCCGCCTCTCAGTTTTGACTTAAAGTCATCTACTCCGAGAATAGCCATTGTTCGTTATCTCCTTAAACTGTGCCAACAACTTCTTCGAAGTCAACACCTGTTCTTACGGCTACGAAATTCAGAGTTACGTAGTTAATTGAACGTGCTGGCTTGATGAAGACGTTTGCGATGAATTCATTGCGATCTACAATAGCAGGAGTGTTATTAGTTTCATCACATATGACTCTAAAGTCTGTGATTCCACGTCTACCCTGTACTTCACGAAGCACAGGCTCTACAATATTAACAAATTCTGCACGAGTAAACTCATCATTGAATTCGAATAATACCTGTTGAGCGGCTCTACCGATTGCTCTTTCAAGAATAAGGAATAGACGACGTACGTTAACGCGATCGAATGCTGAAGGACGTCCTAGCATTGTCTTATCTCCGTAAAGAAGTGTTCCTTGTCCTGGGATGTTAGCGACTGGGTTAACATCAATTTTGTACAGCTGATCTCTTTGTGACTTGTTTGGTGTATATGCCAAACCAGTAATTCCAAGATACTGACCTCGTCTTGAACCTGCTGGTGAGAACCATGGAGCTCTATTAAGATCTGTGGCTGCACAAATACCTGCAGTTGAAGACGCTGCCGGAATATGAATGTAACCGTCGTTGTACTTGTCGTAGACTTTTAAGAAGTTATTATCTGCAACAAGATACGATGAGTTAGTATATGCATTTGCAGTTGCAATTACGTTAGTTGTAATATCTGCTGCGCTTGTCAAGTTTACTACGTCATCTCTTGCAGGTGACGCACATACAATACAATCCTTGCGAAGTGATTGTGCTGTTGTGACCAAATCATTAACGATTGTGGCTTGATCAGTGCTGTTAGTCATGCTTGGTGAAATTAGAAAATCAATTTCTACCTGATCTTTATCTTCAAAGAGATCATGACCACGAAGCACATCTGATACGCCTAGTGCACCTGAATTTGAGCCTTTAAGTAGACTATGATCAACAACAGCTGGAGTTCCCATGGAGAAATTATCTCCACTATCAATTTCTGTTGATGCTCCTGCTGCACTGTAGGCGGAATCCCATGCCACCATGTTAACATATTCTGAGCGCTCATTAATAATATCCAAAGCGTAGTTTGTAGTTCCATCTGGATTTTTTGCGTCTGATGCAACTGATACAAATGGATATGTTTCTAGAACAGTACCTTTAGTTCCAGTAAACTTACCATCTTGATCAACGACAACTATATGAATTTCATCATTTGATGCGTTACGATTTGCTGCATAATCAGATGTTGATGGAGCTTTATCAAAATTATCCTTATATGACCACGCGTTAAACTGTGTAGCATCTGAAGGACAAATTTGAACTTGTAGCGAATTGCCAAGCGCGCCTGGATATTTGCCAATAATTGTGTGTGAATCTGAATCTAATCCGGATCTTTGTGCATCAAAATCTGCATCGTTCTTGACAAACTCTGTAGGAAGTGTACCATCACTATCCGTTCCGAGTTGACCAATTGGTGAACGTGCATTTTTGGCTGCAGTTGTTGCTTCCCTCACTACTTGTAGGTTACTTGAATAACGCAAGAAGTATTGAGCCGAATGGAAGTCAACAGTTGACGCTGAGTCTGGTGTCGCAAATGTATCAACAAGAGTTGCCTCATTGTCTACTAATACTCTTTGTGCGACAGGCCCCCAGCGGAAATTACCTGTGATTGCGCCAGTAGTTGACTGTACGTTTGGAACGCCACCAGTCAGATCTATCTCTTTGACAACAACCGCAGGGCTTTCTGACGGTGTACCTAATGCCATTTTGGTTCTTCCTTTTTAATGATATGTTAACATAATACGGTTGTTTTCAATATTTGCTATTATTTATAATATTATAAGTCTCTGTCAAATACACCATCATGGCCTGCTAAGTCAGGATCGAAGTCTTTAATTTGCCAAGTATCTTTTTCTTGACCCTCTAAAACATCCATATGTGCTTGACCATCATCAATAAATCCAAACGGTACCATATCATCTTCAATTTGTTTCATCTTATTCTTAAATAACATTTCTTTTAAATTAATATCTGTCATATCACCAAAATATTGTGTAGATGCAAAATAACCAAACATTACCAAATTCATCATAAGATCGTCATGATTGCCGTCTGATGCCTCGTATGATTGACCTCTAGCTTCAAAAGTAGAAATTTCAAGTATTGTAGTATCATCAACAATACTAAGTTTATTATTTTCTAAAATGTCTTTAATTGCTGAACAGCCGAGTCTTTTTGTTTTTCTTGTTATTTCGATACCAATTGCATTTGCTTTAATTGCAGATTCAACGTGCACATTTTCATATTCTAAATCATGATATAAACCATTACAAACTACAGTACCTTGATCATTTGATTCAATTACAACATATGCATTGTTGTAGGATTTCGCGTACTTATATATAATATTAGGGAAGAGTAATC